GTTCCGAAATAGTTGGCATACAAAGCGCTGATGGTGAAATCGATGCGGACCTCGTGGTACTGCAGGGCAATCAGGGGCAGGTACAGACCGGGGTTGCGGTTGAACCAGAAGATCAGTGGCAGGTAGACGTAGCCCGTAGAGGTCTGATTGACGTTATTAGGCACCGGCAGAGAAGAGAGCTTTCCGTAATTGTATTTCTTGGACTCGGACAGGAAGCACTCTGCGTACAGGCGGAACCACTGCTGATAATGCTTATCGATAGACTGTCCACCGATAAAGACCTCGATAGAGCTGAAAGCACGCTCGGCGACCCAGCACATGTCAGCCACCACGTTATTGGAAGTCAGCTGACCTACTGAGGTGGGAGTAGGCTGGAGGACAACCCACATGTCACCGATGAGGTCACCGGTGCGGGCGAGCGTCACGGAAACCAAACCACCGGGATTGGGGTTTCCAGCCAAAGTCTGAGGAATTGCCTCGATGGCAAAGTTGGTGTGGCGCTTGTACACGGACTGGAAAAAGGTGACGGTTGGCTTGCCGGTCAGGTACACATCCTGAGCACCGTACGCGACGAGTTGAAGCAGAGCTCCTCCGGGCATTTTAGTATTACTCGCGATTTTAATTGAGACCTATTTTCTACATCATTAATACAAATGTCTCAACGCCGTGCCCTGCCCCCAAAGACCCCAGTGCCACCACCCCCCGAGGAAGAGGAGGATGAGTTTGATGAGGAGGAGGACTTTGAGGATGGTCCCGACATGCTCGAGGCGCTTGCGAGCCTGCTTGCCACCGAGGACGGCGAGACCATCGCGACCCTCCTGGCTGGCTCCAAGGAGGCAACCGAGAAGATTGCTCTCCAGCTCGAGATGCAGAACAAGATTTTGGTCAAGATTGTAGCAGCTCTAAACAAGATGGTTCCGGTGACGCCAGTTGGAATTGAGGCTCCTGCCTAAATCCCGAGGATTTCGGTTCTAGTTGTCTAAGAGCCTGTGGAGCCTTAAAAAACTCTCGCGTCATTTTATCAATGGCAAGTCGCAGGGTTCACACAATTCAGAAAGATGTAACACCAGAACACGAGGAGGAGATTCGAATCGCAAATCAAACAAACGAGGTGAGCTCTTGGACAATTGATGAACTCGAGACGTGCATCACGAAAGCTGAAAAGGATGCTGGTTTTGATATTCGCGGAAACACGCTTGCATCTGAAAAGATGTGGGCGTTTGTCCTCTTTCCAGAGAATCAGGAGAGGGACCAAGACCAGTACCCGCAAAATTATGAACATGATGTAATCAGAATTCGCAAGGATCGATTTATTAACAGTTGCAGAACTCTTTTGACTCGCATCGAGTCTCTTGGGGCGAACAAAACACCAAGCAAAGACATTAACGGAGACGAATTTACTCTTGAATTTCGAGTTCGACGACTTATCGTTGATCGCAAAGAGATGTTTGAGCAGTATCGCATCTGGGAGCGCAGACACAACAGAATCAATAACCCGACTCTTGCGATTGATAATACAGATGCGAGTTTGAAGGATGATGAGGAGACGACACCCTACCAAAAGGTGCTTCTCTTTCTCCTGTCACGGGCATATGATGAGGGGTACCGCCGGTACAAGGGTCAGTGTTGCATCCAGATTCGCAACACCCGTGCGTGGCGCATCGTCAAGGAGATCAAGGACTTTGTCTATGACGTGACCCAGAAGGAGGATGAGCCTGTCATGTGGAAGAACCTCACGAGTCGAGGCAATCTGGTAACTGACGTGGTCAAGCACCTGACAAATTGTAAAGACTTTCAGTTTCCAGAGATTAAAAAGGATCGTCACGTGTGGTCTTTCCAGAATGGTCTCTTGATTGGAAAGGACTGGGACGGTGAAAAGTACAACATCAAGTTTTATGATTACTCTTCCCACGAGTTTCGAGAGCTCGATCCAACCATCGTCTCGTGCAAGTACTTTGACTTGCCTTTTGACCCGTATGATGGTGTCCAGGACTGGTGGGACATTCCTACGCCTAATATTCAAAAGGTTCTCGAGTACCAGCGCCTCGATGAGGATGTTTCCAGGTGGATCTATGTCTTCATGGGTCGTCTGTGCTTCGACGTGAATGAGATTGATGGCTGGCAGGTGATTCCCTTCCTCAAGGGTATCGCGCGCTCAGGTAAGTCTACCCTGATCACCAAGGTGTGCCGCAAGTTTTACGAGACGGAGGATGTTGCCGTCCTTTCGAACAATATTGAAAAGAAATTTGGTCTCTCAAGCATCGTCAATGGGTTCATGTTCATCAGTCCAGAGGTGAAGGGGGACCTCCAGCTCGAACAGGCGGAGTTCCAGTCGATGGTCTCCGGGGAGGATGTCAGCGTGGCGCGCAAATTTGACACGGCTCTGACCCTGCAGTGGAAGACTCCGGGCATCTTGGGAGGGAATGAGGTTCCAAACTGGAAGGACAATTCAGGGTCTATCTTGCGTCGTTTGATCACCATCAACTTTGGGAGACAGATTGCCGACAACGAGGCAGACCCTCTACTGGAAAAGAAGCTGGAGGCGGAGATTCCAGCCATCCTGTGCAAGTGTCTGCGCGCCTATCTGGACTATGCAAACAAGTACAGTGGAAAGGATATTTGGAACGTTCTACCAAAGTATTTCAAGACGATCCAGAGTCAAGTGGCAACGGTCACCAACCCTCTTCAGCACTTCCTGTCTTCAGAGAAGGTGCGCTTCGGACCGAACCTCTTCATACCTCAGAGAGTGTTCATCACGCATTACTACCAGCACACCAGCCAGAACGGTCTCGGGGAGAAACCCAGATTCAACCAGGACAGTTACGCGGGACCTTTCAGCTCGAGGGAGATTGAGGTCAGGACCGACTCGAAGATTTACAACGGTACTGCATATCCGAACCAACCCATCATCTTCGGTGTTGATATGATCCCAAGTGAAAATTAAAATATAGACATAATTTAGTTATGAATAATTACGGAAGTTTCTTATCACCCCCGAATAGAATCCAATACACATTCAAAAAACTCAACACAGAACGAAACATAAATGCGCGAGTATCTGGAACTAGACTCACATCCATGGTATCAAAGGTGAAGTATTCCGTAGACTTTTATAAAATACTTACATCTGGTTCAGACTTTGAAGAACTTTTAGCCTTTCCTCATAAGAGTTCAAAGGCTGTTATACGCATCACACCAACGAAAAGGATGGCTGTGTCAAATTACTCCAACTTGCTCGAAGAATGGGAAAATGTCAATAACAACAGTACACCAAAAAACAGTACAAGTCGTATCCGCTCAATACGCGTTAAATTTAAAGACTGTACCGTAGTCTTTTACAAGACGTACTTTGATATTTTCGGGGTGGATGCATGGGACTTGGCGAAAGATCACATCATTCACAATGGCTGGGCGACCGAAACTTTACGTGAAAAATTAGTCGAATTTCAATCTATAAATGGTAAGTTTTCTTTGGGACGAAGAGTAAACTTGGAGAAATTTGCACAATTGTCACGTGCATCTCTCGATGGAGACTATACAGTCTTATTTGGCGTAAAGGAAAAAAAGGGTAAAGGTCGCGCAAAGATGCTCGAGAGAACAAATGCGAATGAGCGAGGTATGAATTTCAGTGAAAATGAAGGTATGGAAACGTCTCCAGTTCCCCAAAAGGAACTCGTCAAAAGAAAGGTTGATGCGGTTGTTATAAAGTACAAGCCGGCAAGGATAACATATCAAGTTTTCAGTAGCGGAATAGTTCTATTTTCGTACCCTGGAATTGGAAGCCCCGAAGATGTAAGAAACTTTTTCGTCAAGATTCTGTTTAGATTGCAGTATGCTTTCACTAATCAAAATGCCGGAGAGGAACGAGCAAACAGACATGCGGAAAGATATCCCATTGCACGGGTACTGCCCAGGACTGGCGAATTTTCATATAAAATTGGAAAAGAGTCTTTCACTGTTAAACCACCCAATGGGTTTTATATCCGCCCCGGAACGAATGGAAAGCCCCGTCTATACATGTGGAAGAATATGAAATTTAACCGGAATATAGGATGGACCGGAAACAAAAAACTGACTCTGACGAAGAAGAATGCAACGATAGTCGCCAAGGCGTTTGCCAATGCCAAGGTGAACATCCCCAATCACACGAGGAGAATATTCAAGAATGAGTTTGGTCTAAACTTGGAGTTGCCTTCCGAGAATAAAAAGGTGTATGCAAACACGTCAAACAGACGCGCCCCAAGCTGGAACGCGGTAAAGCCTGGATTTTACGTCCGCCCCGGTCCCGGAAAACAGCCATACTGGGCTGCAATTCCAGCCGGAATAAATGCAGGTCGTAAAACGGTTATAAAGAGATACACCGATGCGGGTGTAAACATCCCTCAAACGGTCAGAAACATCTTCAAGATTGGAGCCAATGTGAAGACTGAAGGAAATAGAAAACACAATGTTATGTTTGGCGAAAATAACATTCTGCGCATTAACGGGCGTCAAGTGACTCGTTTAACCATTCCTGAACTCGTGGCTATAGCTCACAACTTGGGAATTCCACAAGTGAATAGCAAAACAAACAAGCAGGACATTATAAAATTTATTCAGAACAAGCACGGTCTTGTAAGCAAACAAGAGGCACGCGAGACGGCTGCCAAAGCCAAAGCCAAGGAGAGAGTCAAGGTGAAAAAGGAGGAGAAGGAGGCATCCAAGGTGGCAGCCACCTCTCGAAAGAGGAACAACATGGAGCTCTTGTACGGTAAGAAACTCATGAATACACTCGGTAAAAAGTTCAAAAATGGAGACTTGCAAAACTTTATGAAAGAGTACAACAAGCTTCATGGCGGACTCCGTGGGAACCCACTTAAAGCAAATGTTGAAAAGGCATTCAGAGCCTTTGTGAATAATATTAAAGTAATTCGTCGCTCTCCAGTGGCGGCACTTACTCAGAAGCAAAAGAATGTAGCAAAGAGACTTCAGCAAAGACAGTTTGTAGGTGCAGCGGCTCAGGTTGAGCGCATGTAATAATTACACACATTTGAGTAAATCAAACACTTTGTAGAGAATATTGAACAACTCGTCCTTTGTCTTGACCTTCCCCGGCTCTACAATCTCCATCTCCACCTGGTAGCTTGTGTCCTCGTCGCAGTCCTTGTCCTCCGGGTCCCCCTTGACCATGGTCAGGTCGATCGAGAGGTTTTTCCGAATAAAAGACCAACGCTCCTTGGTGTTTTGCTCGGTACTCGTCTCCTCTCCGTCATACTCAAAGGGAACCTCCTTCGAGATCCCGAGCCGAATATCAAAGGGATGACCTTCCAAAGAAAAGTCATCCACCTTGACTCTTGTCTTGATCTGCCCCACTTGCTCCTCCGACTCCTCGTCCACGGTTAGCCTCTTATTCCCCGAAAAGTAGTACACTGTAGCGCTCGTGTGCTTGGTCGCCTCCCACCCAGTGTAGGCATTCAGGGCTGTCAGCAACTTTTTAAACGTTTGCTGACCGACATTCGTGTCGAACGTCTTTTGAGACTTTCGCCCGAACCGAAACTCAATTTCGATATTCTCCTTGTCCTTGTGTGAATTGATGATACTCTCCCACTTGTCAAAAAGAGGGTGAGCCATCGGATCCATTTGAATTACTAACGTCACTCGTCTCTAAACCATGACACGACACGAAACCTGTTAGAGACAAGAATCGTATTTAAAATAAGTAAAAAAAATGAGAGGTCTCTACAATTTGGGAAATACGTGTTATTTCAACACTGCTATTCAGTGTTTGGCACATATCCCCCCTCTCACAAAGTACTTTTTCGATGCAGATTTATCCGAGTGTCAATGTGACATTACCAAGGAGTATCAAAAAGTGGCTCGCCATCTCTTCATCAAGGGGGAGAAGAAACCTGTAAGCCCGAGCGACCTCCTAGGAGCCTTCAGG